GTTCTAATCTCAACTCAAGTGCGTTAAATAACTTTCGATACAAAGTATCAAAGTCGTTATCGGAATTCTTACCAACCCATTTCCTCATACCAGTCCAATTCTTTTCTTTAATCATATCGATTAATGGTGTTAACTTCTCTTCGTTTAAAGTGGTGAGAAGCCCACTATCGATTACACCACTTACACCATATCTTTGGACTTCGTTTATACACCTTCTATAATCAGGAAAGAATTTAATAACCAGTTCAACTAGAACTTTTGGTCATATGTAATTCCTTCGGTTGTGCATATCTCCATAAGTCTTGCAAGAAACACTGACGCAAGTCTTTGTTTCTCATCAGGTGTCATGGTAAAATCTATGACTGTAGTTCTAGAATGTAATGGTGGAATAATCCTATTCTTATAATTACAAGTAAAAATGAATCTACAGTTAGAAGAAAACTCTTCTATAAAATTTCTAAGTGCTGGTTGAACTGAATCTGCAGATATGTAATCGGCCTCGTCCAGTATAACCACCTTTGGTGCATCTGACAATGAAACTGTCGATGCAAAGTTCTTTATCTTCGTTCTAAGGGTATCTATGAGTCTCCCCTCGTCACTACCATTGATTACGATAAAGTCGGCCCCTAGCTCGTTACAGAGTGCCTTAGCGACCGTTGTTTTACCTACACCAGCAGACCCACACAACATCAAGTTAGGGACTTCCCCTTGTTTTACAAACTCTTGGAATGTGGATTTTAGGTGAACTGGTAGTATCGTGTCCTCAATAGTTTGAGGTCTATACTTTTCAACGAATAAATATTCTTCTTTCATAATTAAGGTTGTAGATTCCCCGCCGAGTCTACAGTGCAATCCACCCTTGAAGATTGATGAGATTGGATTACTCCCGAAAATATTGCAGAGACTGGCACAATATTAACACTAATATATAGGTCAAGCATTGTAATTTGAGTCAGGCTCCAACGCAATAAAATACTCTAAATCGATATCTGTATTGTTAAAATGAGATATTCCTTTAGAAGAAACTGAAACTGTATAGTTTCCGTCTAGAACTTTAAGATTTTCCATTTTAAAATTCATTGTATATGTAGAACCATTACCTTCACCTACAATTCTTGAGAATGTATTTGAAGTCGTATTCTTCTTATCAGTTACTTCTAACTTGATAGTGGTTCCGTCACTGGATAAAACTAAATCATTCACTCCAAGAACACTTCCAGCTTTCTGTAATTCAGAAAGAAGAGTAGAACTAATATCAAGAGTGATTTCTGCTTCAGGCATTGTTATCATTTTATCAGGTGCGGTGACCATACCTTCGCTTGCATAGAAATATGCAAGACTTGAATCGTCATCTGCAACAGTCAAACTTGCGTCTCCAAATGTAAACTCGGGGTCAGACAACAAAGATGTTGCACCCAAAAATTCAGGCAAGTTATATATACTAAAATCTTGAGGGAACGATTCATCTACCGTTGCCACTGCAAGAATGTTTTTCATATTGGAAATAGTTTCTAATTTATTTCCAGTCTTAACTCGGATACCCGAATTAATAGTTGAGAAATTTTTTAAGACATTCCTCGTGTCATTACTAATTTTCATCACTTGTTAGCCTCCTTTATATGCGTGTCGTGATTATATAAAGCAAGGAACCCATAATGTATGACTTTTAATAAGTCTGCACGATTGTATCCGTCTTTCTTACCGTAGCGTTGTGCATACTTTAAGATATTTCCGATACAGAATCCCTCTCCATGTCCACCGTCCATGATAAATTCAGTTGCCTGAAACTTATCCTTGGAATAGTGTTGTTCATAGGTCTTATCTACATACTTCATGAATTCACTTAATAGTTCCTTCTCATTGTATTTGTAGTTAATTCCAGTCATTGTTACCATTATACTCTATCTTATCTTTCCTGACAATAGGGTTTTTGTAGATTTCTTAGTAGTCGGTGTCTGAGTCTAAGATGTCATCTTCAATGACCGTGTCTTCTTCGACTTCAGCATTAAGGTCAACACCAGCGTCAACCTTAGTGTAGAGGTCAAGGATTGAAGCCCTTGTTTCCTCATCGAACCTTGAGATACACATGGTGATTGATTTGATTTTGTCGTTAAACATTCTAAATGCATTCACTATGTGAACCAGTCTTCTAGTGGTGACAACATCATCAATACCACCTTCGTAGTATGTTTTTCTGATTATGTCAGCCCAGTCAACAAGCTTCTCACAAAACTCATCATCAACTTCACCAGTCAGAGCCATTTCTTTTTTAAGAATGGTTCTTTCAGTTTTCACTGGTGGATATTCTTGACCCATTGTGATTGCAAACCTTTCCAACATGGCTTCATTCATGATTTGAGTTCCAATGAACTTTCCATCTTCGGAACCTTGTCCTTTAGTGTTTGCAGTAGCAAGGATAGTGAAACCAGCTTTAGGACTCACCCACTCACCAGTTTTCTTGATTAGGTAACCTTTACCTTCAAGAACTGATTGTAAGCACATTAATTTGTTTGAACCCAAGTCAACTTCGTCAAGAAGAAGGACAGCTCCTTTCCTCATTGCTTTGATAACTGGGCCTTCTCTAAAGACAATGTTTCCATTGACCAGTGAATGTCCACCCATTAAATCATCTTCGTCAGTCTCAATCGTAATGTTGACTCTGTAAAGCTCTCTTTTTAATTGGGCACAAACTTGTTCAACCATTAAGGTTTTACCGTTACCACTCAAACCAGTTACAAAAACTGGGAAAAAGATTTTAGATTTAATGATGTTTTTCACATCTTTGAAATGACCAAATGGAACATAGTTAACCATTTTCTCGGGAATGATTTTCACATTCTCATCAAGAAGATTAACACTTTCAGTTGCAGCTGCAACTGGCATGTTCATGGGGTCTGCTGTTGCCCTTACTGGGACAACTTTAACTGGTGTCTCACCACCGTGAGAATAACCACCGTTATAACCCTCGATAACTTGGGTAATATTATAAAGAAGAGGGCCAGAACTCTGTTCCTCTTTGAACCCAAATTTGTTATCTTTCAACCATGAAGGGAAATATCCACCCATAGCTTCTTTGATTTCAGCCCTAGTAAAACTGGTCTGTGAACCAAATTTAGAAACCAGTTCGTCTAAAAACTCCGTCCTATCGGGAGTGTAGGTGAACTTATTTCCGTTAATTTCTGTCGAATCTGTCATTTTGTCTCCTTATTTCTCATCATATATACATTTTATCAAAAAGCGAGAGGCATTGTCAAGGCCTTATTTAATAGGTTCAAGATATGTTCCCATCTTTTTGATACATTTAATCTCACCTTTTGCACTCTTTTCGGTCAAATATTTCTCACCATTATTGACCCATGTTCTAAATGCAAAACATTCTACTTCTTTTTCTTTACAATTATCGTATTGTGGACACTTATGGAATACACAAGGACTTGGCCCTACATCCATAACTGCGTCAGCAAACTTACTGTAATCAGGATTTACCGTATGGTAATATGCTGGGTCTACTTTAAGATGTGGCATTTTTATATGTCTCCGTCCATTTAATGAACACGAGGTTCGATTGTTCTCTACTTAATCCCATGTTGTCTCTCAACCACTTGGGGGCTGCATACATATTCATCACACCCATTTCTCTTATCGTATCGAGTGTATCAAAATATTCAGACGGTTCGAATTCTATGCCGTCAACATTTATTGTTTCATCCATTTATGCTATCTCCTTTATGAATTCATTAGTTAAGAACCTAGATGTTGATTTTGCATTTTGGTTCTTTTTAAATCTTGCAGTCAGTGTTGCTTTCTTTGCACCGATTAATTCATCGTCCAAAGTCTCTTCACCGTCAGTTCCAATCGCTGAACTCGCTGTCAAGAATAATTTATTGTAGCCATGAACTTTGTAGACTGCTCCTTCTTTTCTAGCTTTTTTCCATTCAGTAGTATAATCCAACCAACCAACATCACTTTGAACTTCGTAGAGAAGTTGAGACATATCGCTCTTTCTTCCACAAACAAAGTATCCAGTAACTATAACCCCAGTCTCTTCTGATAACCAGTGTAAAAGATTTTGGGTTTTTCTAAAATACTGTCCACCACTTCTTCCTTCGTAAGGATAAACTCTTCCACTAATCGGGTCGATTAATTCTCTTTCTTTTTTGTAGTTCCAGCTCTCACCTTCACTTTGTTCTTTAATTTCTTTGGTCTCTTCATCACTATGTCTAAGAATGTTTGCACTGTGAGAATACCCATCAGTGATTACTGTTAAGATTGATTTCTCAACTGCATATCTTTTGTTAAACTCGGGAAGGATTTTTCTCAATGCAACCAAAGTAGTATCCAGTGGAGTTCCACCTAGTCCGTATCTTTGAGGATAATACTCA